ACAAGTAGCCCCAATTACAAGAACTGTATGCAGAAAGTGCAAAGCAGGTATGATAACTGAAGGCGAAATGAATTTTATAATAATGACTCAAGGAGAAATATCATCGGAACGTATTGAAGTATAATTTAGAAGAAAGTGCTGAATTAGCAAAGCAATCTAAAGAAATACTTGAAGCAGTTAAGTTTGGGTTTTGTTGGAAATCTAAACTTTCGTGTAAAGAGTATATTGTTGTTTATTTAAAAGTTGTAAAAAAACTCACTTCCTCGCAAGTTGCTGATATAATGGGACTTAGCGTGAATACAGTTTATCAGTATTGGCATAGAGCCAAGAAAAAAGCCCCTAATTTGTAATTTATTTGTAAAGACTTTCACAACTATATAAGGGGACGACTGTAAGGAGTTCTTTAAGTGAAAGCAAAAAGACCAAGTAGTGATTTAGTAAATAAGATTCGAGTCATAGCAGATAAAGTTGCTGACTCTATCACAGCCAACTTTGCTAAGTCTTCGTATACAAACGATCTTCGTAAAGACCTTGAACAGGATTTGTGGGCAGAGTATTACACCGTGAAAGGCAATATGCCCGATCTAAGTGAGAAAGAAATACTTGATAATGTACGTTCAAACGTTAGTGATCTTCAGTCAATACCACAACCGCATATTTCTTTCAGAGGTTCTGTTTCTGAATCCTATGATCTACCTGACGACTTCGCAGAAGCAGGTGGGCAGATATACAGAAAATCGGCAAGAGACTTGTAAATAAAATTTAGAGGGCTGAGCCACCTCATTTCGATCAAGTAACGTGGGGGCGAAAAGAAAAGGCTCAGGGTCTGCAGACTCAAAATTTCATGCCAGAAGAAAAAAGAAAAGTAGGGCGACCTACAAAACTCAATGACAAAGTATTAGATGATATAATATCTATTCTACGTCTTGGATTGTCTGAAAGGACGGCTCAGGAGTTTGTTGGTGTAGACCACAGTACCTTTGAAAGGTGGAAGGTGCGAGACAATAATTTTGCAACCACTATAAAAAAGGCACAGGCTGAAGCAAGAGTAAAGATGACGACTAAACTTGTAAGGCAGATTGAGGACAACAATACGACCTCTTTAATCTTTTGGCTAAAGACTCGTGCAAAAAGTGAATTTACTGAAAGGACTGAATACGACATTGGGACTCCGCAACCAATAAAGGTTTTCGATAGATGCTCAGCCGATGGGAAGCAACCCCAGTAGTAAACGAAATATTAGACGCAGAGGGACGATTCAAAGTAATTTGCGCAGGAAGAAGATTTGGGAAGACAGTAATGTCTCTGATGTGGCTTTTAGATGGGAGTCTACAGCCTCACGAGAGGCGATGGTTCGTAGCACCAACGTACAGGCAGGGGAAGATGATAGTTCTACCCCTATTAAGACAAATAGCGAGGGAGATTGAAGGGGCAAGATTATATGAAGGAGATTTGACAGTTAGATTTCACAATGGGGCTGAGTTGTCTGTCAAGGGATCAGACAATGAAGACTCCTTGAGGGGGGCTGGACTTGGTATGGACGGCAGTAATGCCTTAGTCATGGATGAGTATGCGATGATGAAACCCCATGTATGGCAGGAAATAATGTATCCTATGCTTACGTCTACAAAATCCAAAGCATTGTTCATTGGAACGCCAGACGGCTTTGGAAATGGTTTTTATGATATGTTTATGAGAGGTCAGGATGAGAATGAAATGGATTGGGCATCTTGGCAGTATACGACTATACAAGGGGGATGGGTAGACCCCGAAGAAATTGAAAATGCCCGAAAGACAATGGATGAACCTCTTTTTAAGCAAGAATTTGAGGCTTCATTTGAATCGTTACAGAACAGATGTGCTTACAATTTCGATAGACGAACCCACTGTACTAACGATGCTGAAGAATCTCCGAACATGATAGCGGGTATGGATTTTAATGTTGGGAAAATGTCGAGTGTCTTTGCTTATGAATACACGGATGGCTCGGTTCATTATTTCGATGAGATATGCCTAAGAAATTCCAACACGGAAGAAATGGTAAGGCTAATGAGACAGAGATACCCAGAGTGCAAATATGTTTATCCTGACCCCGCAGGTAAAGCCCGATCCACAACGTCAAGCAGATCAGATCATGCAATACTTAGAGAGAACGGATTTGTTGTCAAGGCAAGAAAGTCCCATCCGTCCCATCGGGATAGGTTGGCTTCTCTGAATAGAAAATTAAAAGACGCAACTGGCGAGATTACAATGACAGTTGATCCTAAATGCGTAGAATTGATTAGGGACTTGGAACAATGTGTTCGTGATGACAAGGGCGGGATAGACAAGAAAGATTTGGAAAGAACGCATTTTCTGGACGCTTGTAGTTATTACATAGAATTTAAATATCCTGTAACTGTCAGCAGGGCATACTCTACGAAGTGGTGATTTATGATAATTAAAGATTTGTCAATCCAAACAATATTGGGGAGCATAAGAAACCAATTAAACAGGGTAGAGGACAGGAGGACTAAGGACAGATATAATATGCTTAGTTACTATGAGGGCATGACGGATGTAATGGAACAAGACATAGCCCAATATTTTGACTCTGAATCCTTGAAACAAGCACCGCCAGTAACAGAATCCATTACAACCAAACTTGTCAATGGAAGGGCAATAGTTTATAAGCAAACACCTGACAGGCAGGTAGACGAAAGATACTTAGAGTTTACTGATGATCTGGATAGTGCCATGCTCCAGTTTGAAAGAATGACTTATTTGCTCGGGACAATGGCTATGAAAAGCAACTGGAACGAGGAAGATCAGAAAATCAATTATGTACCCCTGACAGAGTTTTACCCAATATTTTTACCTCACCAAGAAGCACCAGTGGCGTGTATGTATCCTATTTATAATTATTCGACCAATACGGATAGGTACGATCAGATATTTGCTTTCTGGTCAGACACGGATCATTTTTTAATTAATGGTAAGGGGCAGATAGTTGAACAAGAAGAAAACCCCGATAGAGTCAATCCATACGGAATAAAGCCCATTGTATATGCACATAGAAAAGTATTGACGACAGATTGGTTTAGAGAGGGATGCTCTGATATAGTCTCCATGAATAAGACAATTAATATCATGCTTACAGAAATGAGTTTAAGTATGAGACTCCAAATGTTAGGACAGCCAGTGCTTGAGGGAGTAGATGAGGCTAATAAGATCAAGATGGGTGTAGATAAGCCACTTGTATTGCCTGAAGGGGCGCATTTCAAATTTGAATCGCCAAGCGGGGGACTTCAGCAGTATGTAGAAGCGATGCGATTCTTGGTTGATAGTGTGGCATATAATCACAATTTGAAAACGAAATGGTCGGTTGGCAGAGAGGGAATGATGAGTGGGGAATCATTGAAGATGGCTGAAATAGAACTCACTGAATCAGTAATCCTTGATGCACAAATGATCTGGCGACCAGTAGAAAAACAAAGATTTGCAATAGATAGGGCTATTATTGAATACGAAACTGGTTCAGGCATGGGGGAGGACTACTCAGTAGACTTTACAGAACCAAGATTTCCATTAACTGCTCAGGAAGAAAGAAATCAATGGGATTGGGAATGGCAACATGGCTTGTCTTCTAAGAAGGATTGGTTTAGAAAGTATAATCCTGATGCAGACGATGATATGCTGGAAGAAATGGAAACAAGGATCGAGGACGAAGGTACACCACAAACAGAGGATGAACGGGCAAGGGAAAGTACCAAATTTGATCTAAAAAAGGCGATAAATGGTAATGGCAATACCTAAACACATAGCAAAATATCATAACGATAAACACGAATTAACCCTGCAAATAAGGGAAGATGCTAATGTGATATTAAATGCTATTGATTTAGATAAACTTTTAGAAAACCCGAATCAGTATTTAGAAATGCTTGGGACTGCTTTTGTTGAAAAGCACCAAGACAAATTTATTACTGCTTTCGATATGGGAAGAAAACATGGGGCAAGGTTAAGTGATAACAATGTCGCTGTCAGCGAAGAAACTTCAAAAGAAACTGAATAGACTCATTAAAAAGGGT